GGTACTGTCCTACGACCTGCTTAAAATTTGAGCAGTTATGTCCGAGCGGTTGTGATAGTTGTCCGTACCGTGGCAAGCTGACGAGCCCAGCGCAGCTATCTGTTGTGACCGAGACAGAGATTGTTGACGAAGAAGGCGTCGCCAAAGAGTACACCCTGCCTAGAAATTACGTGTTGCAGAACGGGCAGATATACATCGAGAAGAAAACCGAAGTGACGACCACCGACGTTAACGGTAACGATGTAGCGCAGGAGCTGATCGAGCATGAGTTGGTCAGCCCATACGAGATGCACATCACTGGCGTCTACCATGACCCAGTTAGTAGTAAGTCAGCGTTTAAATTGATTATTAAATACCCCATGTCTGGGTGGGTTGAGCAAGAACACGAGATGCCAGTGCTGGCAAGCATTGGTAAGGACTTCTCTACGTTCTTATTGAACCGGCAGGTATACATAAAAAACGTGGGGGCACAGGAGAAACTGAGGAGTTACCTAATGGACTACTTAACAATGGTGCAACAGCAGACACCAACAGGATTGGATTTCACTAGCTTTGGCTGGCAAAAAGACGGCTCGTTCTTGTGCGGCGAAATTTTATTGGGCTCTGACACAACCGATATGCGCTTGCGTGGTAACGCGGCGATCTATGGCCCCCTGCTCGAACGCAAGGGTTCTCGGGATGAGTGGGTACGCGCTATGGCACTACTCAACAACCCCGGCTCAGAAAACATCCGTGCCTGTACGCTTATCGCTGCCGGTGGGCTGATTGGTTTCGTGGGCGGTAACTCTACGGGTGTAGTGTCTATCTATTCGACCGAATCATCCACAGGCAAGTCCTTGTCGCTTATCGCTGCAAACAGCTTAGTTGGTAGGCCGAAGGCATTGTTCTTGGCGAAGAACGACACACAGAACGCCCTATATAACCTGCGTGGAATGTACAACCACCTACCTGCATGTATTGATGAGGTGACAACTGGCAAGGACGATGATCTTGTGGATATGACCTATATCCTAAGTCAGGGTCGTGAGAAGATTTCCATGACCAAAGACCGCACCCTGCGTGAACCAGTGACATGGAATAGCGTTACGTTCATGACCACTAACATCTCGATTCATCAGAAGTACGAGTTCGCGCAAGCTGGTTCTGACCCGCTAAAGGCACGGTGCTTGGAACTTCCTCAGCACGACCGGGTGTTCGTCTCGGTGATGGGGGACAACGACTATGTAGCGCGAGAGTTCTTTGATCTGGTGATGAACAACCATGGCTGGGCAATGCCAGAGCTAGCGCAGATTATTATCGACAAGGGTGGGCCACAAGATGTGTGGAAGTGGGCGGAATCATCTTTCAATAAAACGTTCGGCTTTGAGTTTGAGCCGCAAGAACGGTTCCACAGGAGCAACATTATTTCTGCATGGGGGATGGGGCGTATTGGGGAGGCATTGGGGTTATTCCCGTTCGACATTAAAGGCACGATTGATTTCTTGCTGAGCCATATTACCCGTGCACGGAAAGACGCCAAAGAAAATAAGATCGACGTGTTCGACATCATCGGTCAGTTCTTATCTGAGCACAACGACCAGCTTGTACAGTGTCGGGAGAAGTACGGATCGGGCGTAGAACAGGTGACTATGCCAGCACCGGAAAAGGCTGTAGCCCGCATCAAAATATCGTACGACGACAATACAGATGTGATGCCCGGTAGCATGGCTGCAATCAACAGAGAAAAGCTTCGTATGTGGCTAAAAGCCCGTAATGACGGAATGGATCGTATTGAGCGTGAATTAGAAGACGCCAACGCGCTAATCCGTAAGAGCGAACGCATTACAATGTTCAAGGGCTGTCCTAAGACGGCTCCGGGGCAGGCAAAGGCAATCATCGTAAGCCTGAATCACCCCCGTTTCGCAGAGACTGTAACTAGCAAAAAGGCGCAAAGTAAAACCACTTTAGCCGTACTACAAGGATCAACAGCAGCATGAGTATTGAAGCAATCGAGTTATGGCATAAGAGAGCGCGGCCAGAACCATCTTTTGAGGATTTCAACGTGCAGCTGGGCTGCCACTTCGAGGAGATCACAGAAATGCTAATCGCTCTAACAGGCGAAGACGGCATCACCAACAACAAGCTGAGCGAAATGCGTATGTTTATGATGAGCCTAGCAGAGGGGTTTAAGTCCGGCAGGTTTAAGGCCTACGCATCCAACCGTCGGGAGTTTTTAGACGCCCTAGCAGACCAAGTCGTTACAGCTGTCGGTGTTGGTTATTGCGACAAGATGCAGATAACAGAAGCTGTGAAACAGGTTAACGAAAGCAACTGGAGTAAGTTCGACTATAAGGGCTATCCGATTTTCAACGAAAATGGCAAAATAGCGAAAGGGCCGACGTACAAGCAGCCCGAACTAGACGGCCTTTACTGAGGAACTACTATGCCACGTGACTATAAAAAAGAGTACGCCAATTATCAGGGTAAACCCGAACAGATCGCCAATCGGGCAAAGCGCAACGCGGCGCGTGCTGAAATGGAAAAGAAGGGCGTAGTGAGCAAAGGGGATGGTAAGGACGTAGACCACAAGACCCCTATCGCTAAGGGTGGTGGTAACGGCAACGGCAACTTGCGTGCCGTGCCTAAATCGAAGAACCGCTCTTTCGCCCGTACGAAATCTGCGGGAATGAAGTAATTACTTTTTTGGCTTAGCCTTCGACTTGTCGTGGGCTACCATCTTCTTAGCAGCTTTTACAGGCACGCCAATCTTCTTAGCGAAAGCTGGGTCGTGCGCAGCAGCCCGCATAGTGCGGGCTTGTTTCTCTGATTTGAACGGCATAGCTTACTTCTTAGAAGTAGACTTCTTGCCTTCGTACTTCTTTTCCATGGCGGCGTAGGCTTTCTTGCCGCCTGCCATCTTCATCTCTTTGGCTTCCATGGCTTTGGACTCGCCTTTGCCGAACGGGTTCTCACGCTTGGCTTTGTTGGTTGCGGTACGGGCACCGCGCTTTGGCATATCGCGCATATTAAGTCCTTTGTTGAGGTTGCATTAACCGGTCTAGTTTTTCATCTAGTCGGTCTAGTCTATCTAGAACGCGGTTAATATCCGCGTGTACTTCCACTTTCGTGACGTACTCTTTTGCCATCTCCTCGCGCGTGCGGTTGAGAAGAATAGTAACTCGCTTTAGCTCGCCAGTCTTTTCATGCAATACCCACCCAACCACGCCGATAAGCAGAGAAAGGATTAGGTTCCAAAACATAATGTCCATGACTCAAGCTTTCCTATAAGATTTCGTTTTGGCAGCGATAGCCTTGGGCTGCTTAACAAACTGCTTACCTGCCTTGTTACCGGCGGCCTTGGCGGCGTTTGTAGCTTTCTTTTCGGCGGGGCTTAGGGCATCCCACGCCCTAGCTGGAAGGTAGCGCTTTTTGCCCTCGGAAGGTTTGCCATCAGAAGTCTTCCAGTCTTGGGCTGTCCACTGCTTAAGGGATTTCTGCGAGGGTTTCACGACTTGTAGCCCCCGCCATTAGCTTTGTACTCTTTGGCAAGCATCTGGGCTTTGCGAGCTGACCACTCGCCGGGGTCACCGCCCTTGCCGCCTGCCTTGATTTTCTCAAACAGAGCTTTACGCATGCTTGGCTTAGTGTAGTTACCAGCGGCGTTTACCGTAGATTTTTTAGAAGCAGCTTTCATCACCACTTCACCTTATCCGCCCAGTAGGCTGCTGACATTTTGCCTTTAGAGATGTTCGCGCTGTGGCGTGCTTTGAAGCTCTTGCGCTTCGCCTTCATTGCTTCGGACTCTCCGCTCTTGGGAGCGCCTGCTGTGCTAGCACCTTGTTCGCCAAAGCGAATGGTCTTTACTTGGTCACCGGATTTAGCCACGACGACGTGTGACTTCTTAGGATGACTTGGCGTAGCTTTAGGCTTGTTGAAGCCGGATACGCCTGCTCTGGCGAGGCGCGGGTCTTTGGTGGGCATAATTCCTCCTGAGCAAAGGTAGTACTATTTTAGCGGCTTTACTAATGCACCGGCAACACATTTATTAGATAATAATGCCATGAAATACGCTATACGCATGGTAGATAGCTCAGACCCACAAATAAACTTTGTTTTAGCTGGGCTGCAGTATGCCTGCCTGCCGGGGGATAGGGCGTTTCCTATGGACAAGGGCTGGTGGCACATAGCCTATACAGAGAGCGGTGTACCGGTTGCCTTCTCTGGCATGGTGCCGTCTAGGCGGTGGACAGACTGTGTGTATTTGTGTAGAGCGGGTGTCCTACTAGAACACCAAGGTAATGGCTTGCAAAAAAGACTCATTCGCGCTAGAGTCGCCAAAGCACGCGCGCTAGGCTATAAGTGGGCGGTCACTGACACGTATGATAACCCCGCTTCAGCAAACAGCCTCATAGCGAATAACTTTAAACTGTTTAAACCAAGCGACCCATGGGCAGGTAGTGGGTCATTGTTCTGGCTAAGAAAACTTTAGAATGCCTTTTAAAGACCCCAAAGAACGCAAAGCTAAACAAAAAGAGTACTCCGCTAAGTACTATGCCCAAAACAGAGAGAAGACAATAAACCGTGTCAAAGCGGTAAACCGCCGTAACAAAGAAAAATGGAATAAGTTCAAGTCCACTTTATCATGCATCGTATGCGGGTTCAGCCACCCCGCCGTAATAGATTTCCACCACATAGACCCCGAGACAAAAACCGACAACGTCCACCGATTAGTCCAGCGTGGCAGGTATGCTGCGGCTTATGAAGAGCTTAAAAAGTGTGCGACGTTGTGCGCCAACTGCCACCGCATCCACCACTACAACGAGTGGGCAGAGACGCGCATCAAACGCCGAAGGGCAAAAAAGAAAAAGGGCCCCGGTGGGGGCCCATGAGTTACTCTTCTTGACCTACTGCTTTACGCATTTCTTCGTACATCTGGGCGTAGAGCTCTTGCAGGCGGGAGTCCAGCTCTTCGTAGTCGTCATAACCCCTTCTTGCAAATTCACGTTTATAGCGGTTAATCTCAGCCTTGAACTCACGCTTGATCTTCTTGGCAGCTTCAGTGTTATAAAACCGTGATTCGTCCTTATTGAACTCATACACAGACAGACCGAAGAACCTAGCCATAAATAAGGCATCTTTAGCTTTGCCGGTTGGCCCAGTAGCGCCGTTCAGGTAGTCAGCACCCTTGCCCCACAACTCTAGTTGCATACCGGTAGGCTTATTGATACCGCCAATACGCGTGAGAGAAGGCGTGAGTTCGTTCCATACTGCCGCGCTACCCTTTACAACCTTATCCCAGTCGCTATCGGCAACGTTGTATAAGTCCTTGCCAGTAAATGGGTCCTTGCCTTGCAGCATAATAGTCGCCAGCGAGATATAGGGTCCGTTAGGGTTAATAGCTCCGGGTATCCAGTCTTGGTCGAACAGGCGCGACTTGCTTGGCGACGGGTCCAGCAACGACATAATCGGCACTGACTTGCCCAAGTTGAAGTACACGGGATTGTCGTCGTCCCCCATAAACGGTACACGCATATACTTGTAGGGGCCTAAGCCATAAAGCGAACGTTCCCGTACTTGCTCAGGACCCATCTTGCGCATCTCGTCATCGTCGTCGCCCATCATAGCGCCCATCAGAGAAATAGCGCCCATCATGTTCACCATCGCCCAAGGGCGGGTAATAGCCAAGCGCCCCAGCACGGGGGTAATCGCGTACGCCCACGAGATAAATGGCAGGAATGACTGCCGAGCTGCACGTACCATTCGAGCGTCGATGTCGTAGTCTAAGAACATCTTACGAGCCGCCAAACCAGCTTCTTGAAGCTCTGCATCACCGAGCTTACCGTTCTTTTCTTGTAGGTTCCCGGCTACGTTCATAAACGCAGCTAAGCGGAAAACGTTATCACCAGCAGCGTATAGCTCCGTCATAAAAGAGTCTGTCGCCTTGCCAGCACGAAGTGCCTTAATTGCGAAGTCAGACATAGCCTTCTCGTGCTTGCCCAACGCAGTCAACCTAGTAAGCATAGACGGGTTGTTATCAGGCCCAATCTGTTTCGCTAAAGAGTCGGCGATAAAACGCTTTGCTTCTGAGTTTGTGAACTGCCCAAGAACTGCACCGGAGCTATAGAACGCCTTCATAATAGCGCGCTGCTCTTTGGTGAGCGACTCTGGAGACACCTCAAACTTACTAAACATCACAGCGGCGTCTGCTACTGTTTTATGCGAAATCCCATGCAGCAACATCATGGAGTAGTTAGTCAGGATGTTATTCGCGTGCGTTGCTGGCGTAAAGATAGTCTTTGACTTCTTAAACGTTGTCATCAAAGTGGCAAGCGCATTGCTATTGAACAGGGGAGAACGGTCGTTCATGTCCAGCAAATTGCTCCACACGGGACCAGAGATTAACTTGCCGTTAAGAACGCCATATCCTTCCTCGGGCAGGCGGACCCAGACCCCGTCACGCATTGCTTTGTTGCGAATAGACGTTATCTTAGCCTCGGGCTTAGAGGCATCAAGTACTTTAGCTTCGGTTAACCCACGCCCTTCAAATACTGAGTTAACTTCATCGATGCTGTTAAACACTACTGAGCTTGCAGTCTTAGCGCCGTTCTCGTCACCGAAAGTATCTAGGCTTTCTACATAGTTCTTAGCAGCGTAGTTTTTAGACAGGCCAGCAACGGTGTTCATCAGCGCTGATGTCATCTGTGTCAACACTTCTTCACGAACCGCCAGAGGTACCGTCTTGTCCTGTAAAGATTTAGCCATCTTACGAACGTCTACGGGGTTAGCAGCGCGACTGATAAAGTTAAAGCTGTTTCCCGTTGCGCGCGTTGCTTTATCCAAGAACCACACCCTGCTTTGGTCGACGTCAAGGCCGGGGTACTGCGCCAGTTTAGACTTGCTGATAAACCCATAAGGCACCTTTTGTAGGGTACCGTCAGTCAGTTCGATGTTTTCCATCACCTGATACATAGGCTCGTTGGAATCCAGCACGCCATTGGTTAAGTTGAGGTAGTCTTTAAATGCATCGAGGGAAGTCTCTGTGCGGCGCTCAGTCTTAAACAGTTTGCCCACCTTGTCGATACCGAACGCCTTTTTAGCGACTTCGTTAATCTGTGACGGCGTCAACAGAATTTCAGACAGTTTACGATTTTCAAACAGCTTACGGTCAGACGCAGGAAGCGAAGCAACGTACTTCTTTATGTGCACGTTTAGGTTGTCAGCAACTAGCCGTAGAGATACATCGTCACCTTTATTAGTCAGTGCGTTCTTATCCCCGTCGAGATACGCCCAGATACGCTCAGCTTGCGCTGGGTTCTTGTACATGTAGTGCGCCAAACGCTCCGCTTCCAGCAAGCTGGTCTGGGATTGCTGCTTAAAGTAATCCGCAATCTTCTTCAGGCCTTCGCTAAAACCGAACTTAGAGTTTATGCCGCGCAAATACACTTCAAGGCCCGGTAAATGCTTGCGTATAAATTTGACGCTGTTGTCCGCTGCGCGTTTAACCTGCGCTTCCCGCGTACCCCCTGCTCCAAAACCTGCGTACTCGAACATAGTGCGAGTTAAGTTAAGCGCCAATCCGGGGCTATCCTTATAGGCTCCCAAGGAGGGAAACCCGCCAGTATCTTCAGGGACCTCTTCTTTGGCGGACTGGACTTCAGCCTTAAGTATATTTGCATTTGTTGCATCGTACTCGCCGTTGTTTCCGATAGACGACTTAACCCCTGCTGGGTTAAACACAACGTACTCTGTGCCGCCGTCATCGTACTCTAGGATTACACCGTCGTACCCCTTCTCAGTCAGGAACGAAGAAAAAGCATCAGCTGCCTTGCGGCCACCGCGACGGATACGCTCTTTGTCCTCAATCGTTGCGTAGTAGGGCTTCTCGATACGAGCGTACAAGGGCATCAGGACTTTATTACCGCCACCACGACGTACCTTCTGGCTAGCGTATTCCCCAGCAACAAACTCACTGTCAGTCAAATACACACCAGTGCCGAGCCAGCCGCTATCTTTGCGGTCTGGATGGTCTAAGTCAAACTGAACAATGTCAGCGTTCGTGCCATGGTACAGGACAGCAGGGGCGCCATCTTGGTCACGCACTACCGATTTGCCGAACCAGCGGGCAAAGGCTTCTGAAGTCCGGCCAGTAACCTTGAGAATATTCCCAGTCCCTTTACCTGTCGTCTCAACACCAGCAGCTTGGTCGAGCAAGGAGAACGTATTCTGCATGACATCTGTAGCCAGCGAACGCTTGCCGCCCAAGAAGCGAACAACAATAGCTTCCACCAACTGAATGATGTCGTTAGCCCAAGTACGGAACAGGTTAGGTGTATTAGACTCAATACCCTGCAGTGCGCGACGGAAATCGTTAAGGGTATTCCCGTAAGAAACAAGTTCTAGCGCAGCGTCGAGATCATTGCCTTTGTCTAGCAGGGTCTTAATAACTTTCTGAACCTCTGCAGCTTTGGGGCCCAGAGTCTTGGTGTCGTACGCAGCGACACGACGTGCGGCGGCGATTAAGTTTTTGACTTCTTTAGCTGTGGGGTTCTTATACACAAACTCCTGCAAGGCGCCATGGAGTGCTTCGTGTAGGACGACCTCTTTGCTAGCAGTGGGAGATATAGTTATCGTTCGGTTCTTGGGGTCGTACTGGGACTTCCCCTCGGCGAATACGATATTAATGTTTTTATTCTTAAGGGCTATCTTAGTAGCAGTGGCCAGCATCTTCTCGTACGGCGTGCCAACTTGGCGCAGGTAGTTCATAACCCCGAAGATACCGTCTTGCTCTGTACCATTGCCGAACGTAGCCCAGCCTTCTGTAGCTGCTATGACTAACTGTGGCGTAGCGCCCTTGGCGGCGGCTTCTTTAGACTGGCGAGTGTCTTTATTACTAACATCCAAAAAGTCTATCTGCGCCAAGAACGACTCACGCTTAGCAGCAGCCCATGCACGAGACAACGTAATATCAGCCTTTGCAGCATCTGGGTCAGAACGGCGCTCTTTCTGGGCGCGGTCTTTTACGAACCGAACAATAGTCTCAACGTCTTTAGCGTTTCCACCAACCGCCTCCCCGAGCTTAGCCAAAGCCACACGAACCTGCACAGCGGCACGCTTTGCGTTTTCAACACGAGCTTCAGGCTTAGATTCCTCTGTGCCGCGTTTAAGCTTTTCGTCGGACCGGACTAAATTTAGGTTACTGAAACGCTCATAAGCGTTGGCGAACTCAGTTGCGGCCTTAGCGATCTGGGCTACCTTAGCACCATACTTTTCTGTAGCGGCAACGTCAGTAGCGGCTTTCCCTTCTTGGCGAACAACGGGCCTAGACTTAGGGTTAATGATTACATTGCGGATAGCCGCATATACTTGCTTGGGGTAAGAAGGACGCCCCGGCGCTTTTTTGACGTCAGATTTAATTACCGCATTAAGCACGCGAGTGCCAGCGGTCGGTGCGTCGTTGTCAAGAGAATCAAGAATAGCTTGAATCTCGGCGTCTTGCGCGGCGGCTTCTTTATCAGTTATTGGCGTCTCTGGCTCCGCGTCAGCTACATCTGCTTCGGCGGTAAGCGCGGTATCGGTCTCGGTCTCCACAAAAAGGTCCCCCGCCGCTTGGTCGGCGGCAGGGGTAACAGCGCCCGCAGGCGCCGCAGGAGAACCTAGCTCAGGAGCAGGCATACGCGCAGAAGCAGTGTCGGCAATCCGCTGGCGAATTGCTCGTAAGGCTTGACGTTCGCTATCTGTTTGGGCAAGCGCTAATGTAGCGTTAAGTTGTTTGATCTGGCGGCGTTCCGCAGTGCTTAGAGCATCAGGTTGGTCTAGCAGAGTCTGGATTTGCGCGTCGCTTGCGGCGGTGTCCTCTACTACGGGGGCTGGCGTCGTAGCACTAGGTGCTACCTCTTGGGCGGCTACATCGGCTACATCTGGGGCCACCCGGCCCATTGGGGCAGTGGGGAGAGTGTTACGGGCTTGAATCTGTTCGGGCGTAGCTTGTTGCTGGGTGGAAACCTGCCCAGCTGGCTTAACGCCGCCGCGTGGGCCGATCATTTCTCGCTGCTGCGCGAGACCACCGAACGCCTGCATCTGCAGACGGCTTACTGCGTCCTTTGTGCTTTGGGCTATCTTTGGGTCGGCTAACAGGCGCGTGAATAACACACCGATATTCTGCTGTTGCGCAGGGTCAGCCATATCCTTGCCGAGCAGTTGACGGTAGTACGGTGACCGCGCGGTTAGCCCTGTACCTTTAAGTAAGTCTGCAGTGAGGCGCGTGTCGAACTCAGTTGTCTGCACCTGCTCTGTAGCGGGAATACGCGAACGTACACCAGCAGCTAAGTTACGCAAGCGCTGAGCTTCTGTAGTAGATGCTTCGTCACCCACTGCCTCTAAAGCTACAGCCTGTTCGTCATATACACGGGCTTCGGCGAGTAACTGCTCTGCCTCCATGTCAGCTGTCTGCTTTGGAGCATAAATACGCGAACGTACACCGGCAGCTAAGTTACGTAAACGCTGGGCTTCCGTGGCAGACGCTTCGTCGCCCGCTGCCTCTAGCGGTATAGCTTGTTCGTCGTACGCACGGGCTTCAGCAAGTAACTTCTCTGCCTCCATGTCAGAGATACGGGTGGCGTCAGTATCGGCAGCTTGGGTTTCCGCCGCACTAGTAGTACCTAGTAAATCGGTCTCTTCTTCAGCACGGGTAGTATCTGGCTGTTGGCCAAAGCCAACTAGCGTACCCTGTGTTCCTCTTGGCTGGTAAGCTAAGTCTGGCAACGGAGCGACTTTGCGCTTTTCTACGCCTTCTACAGTGAGGTCAACTTCTTGGTCGGGCGCCGCTTCTTGCGTGCTAGATGTTAACGTATCAGTGTCTACGATGGTTCCGTCTGGGAACACAGTGACGGTTGGCTCTCGGGTCCCTGCAAAAGCGGCGGCGCCGCCTCGAATTGCACCACCACCTAAAAACGCTTTAGCCCCGGCAACGGCGTACTCATTTTCAGCCTCTTCTCCGGTAACAGGTTTATACGCGCCTACACGCTCAAGAGCTGTTTGGGGTAGTTCAGTAACTGTTTCTTCGACGGCGCCACGAAGCCCTTGCTTACCTAAGTTAGCAGCATAGCTCTTTCCAGCTTCCCTAGCCAGTTCACGGGTCCCCTTGCTCAGGACAATATCAGCCACGCGTTCGGCGCCGCCTAGACGTTCTAAGAGCGCGATGGGTATTGTTACAGCAAGAGCTAAATCCTTGTCGTCGATACCTTGGGCCCGTTGTTCTTGACGGATACCACCGTAAGTCTGTGCTCCAATAGGCAAAAGACCGCCTACAAAACCACCTATAGTCTGTCCAACAGCAACACCGGGTGGGCCAAACGGAACACCCAATAGCCCACCAACAACTCGTCCGCCAAGAACGGTACCAGCAGCGGTAAGGCCAACTTGCGGAACAATCTCACCAACAGCCTCTCGTGCTGTTGTGATAGGCCTAGATTTAACATCTTCCCATGACTGAATCTGGCTTGGGTTAGCTTGGATTATCTCCTCGCCGTATTGCTCTACACCAGAGCCAGCACGTTCAAGACCGACATCTCTAAGGGTAGACCCTAGCCCAGAGACAAACTGGCCCGCGCCGCGCCTAATGTCGGAGACAAAACCCGGATCATTAACCGGGACCTGTTCCTCCTCTTGTCTGGCTATCCCTAGAGCTAAGCCAAAACTTTCAGGGTCTATCCGGGTGATACCTTTAAAGTATTCCATCTCTATCCTTGCTTATGGAGCGTAAGTCGTTGGATTCGTGGTAAGCCCACCAGAGCCCCCTAGACCCATAGGTGGACGCGGCCTAAAGCTTGCTGGCGGCGGTACAGTTTCAGCGCCTAGCCCTTTTGCTGGTGGCGCGGGCGGTGGAATGTATGGTACACCAGCTTGCTCTGCAAGGGCGCGGACATGCGCCTCTGTCACATTTTCAATCTTACGCAACTTAGCTAAAGCTTCAGAAACAGCCGCGCCTCCCCTTTTACCTGCGGCTCTAAGGTCGTCTGTCATGGTCTTCGCTCGCGCGCGATTCTGAGAGCTGTTAAGAGCGCCAGCCATGGCATTTCGCGCAGCTTGCATTTTTTCAGCGGGCGTACCGACCATCGTATCGCCTTTAAACATACTGGCGATAACCTCTAGTTCAGCCTTAAGCAACGGATCATCCCCGGCCTTAATCCCGCCCAGAGCTTTTTTCTCTGTGTCAGACAGCTCGTATCCAAGGTTCTCCAGCGCTTTGATTTGACCGGCAAGCGTTTTGCTCTGCGCGTCTCGCGCTGCGACTTCGAGTCTCGAGATTTCTACACCAAGACGCTGCCCAGACAATGTCAGCTCTTCTCTACGAACACCCATTTGCTCGGCAAATTGTGCTTTTTGTGTCTCAGCAGCGGCGGATCTAAGGTTGTTGTCGAACTGACGCTGGCTGAACTCAGACAATGCTTTCGGGTCCGTAAAGGCTCTGGCGCTAGCTTCTAGCTCGTCAAAACTTTTAAACGTTACAGGTTCCGTAGGGTCGCCGTTGTCTAGCACGCGGTTTACAATAATAGAGTCCTTTGGTCCCGGAGTCACACTTACTACTCTAGCGCCGTCTTTAACGTACTTATCATACAGTTTGCCAAACCCTTCTAGGCTTCTTGAAGAGAGAACCTCACCTAAATCCCGTGTGTACTGGGCATTTTCCGTTGCAATCGTCTCCCTGACTGTTTTATTACGGCTGTCAATAAGGGCGTTAGCTTCCGCCTGATAGCCCTTTGCGCGTAAAGCATTAACTTGATTCTGCGTAGCTACGTTGAAGTCCTCTTCAGTGAGGTTATTAAACCCACCGCGCTTTTCGGCTTGTTGCTTAATGTAATCAGAGGCAGCTTGCTCCGCTGCTGTAACTCCCGCGACGCGGTCTGCCTTAGTCTTTGCTTCGCCAATCTGGTAATCGGCAAGTTGACCCTGCTTTATGCCAAGTTGGTACTGCTGCTCTCCACGTCGCTGCTCAAGGGCGCGGGCTTCCAGCTTATCTGCTTCGTCAATCATACCTTCACGACGGTATATACGGGCTAGACCCTCCGACCGCAGGGGAGCAGCAGCTTGTCTCGCTTCCTCGCGCGAAGCATAGTTTATCGGCATCCCCGTTACACCACGAGGACCTTGCGCCATAGAGTAATCTGCTTGCGTTAGACCGGAGCGGCGCTGTAACTCTTCTAAAGCTGGGTTGTATTGCTGTTCAACCTGAGCAATAGCAGCTTCGTCTCCTGCAGCAGATTGCAAGGCTTGTTGTTTAAGACCTTGGACTTGCTGGATATTTTGCTGCAGTTCAGGGCCGTAAGCACCTTCAGTAACCTCGTACTTAGCCGACTCTTGGGCTAGACCTTGCTTACGGTCACGCTCCATCTTAGCATCTGCTATAGCCTCAAGACCCTTGCCAAGATTGCTCCAGTTTAAGCGCATGGTTCTACCTCAATCATTTCAATGCCGAGACCGGCGTAGTTAACAGCATCATACCCGTTAGGCATAACGATAACCATCTCTGGGAACTTCTTGCGAACATCATCAGACATAACGCCCAAGTATGTTGTACCGGGCTTGCCGATGTATTCAAACTCGTAAAGCGGCAGCATGGTACGCTCATCACGCCCAACTTCTTTAATATTCATTTTTAGACGGCGGTCAGAAACACCGAACATACCAGCCTTAGACATAGCCGCCGCCCCCTGCATCAGCCCGCCAACATCCAGACCGTTGTCCTGAGCACTGTTGTACATACTGGTTTGCGAGTTCAAAATAGTGCCATAGGACTGACCGGCGTTTGACAGACCCTGTTGGTAATCTTGACCCGCTGCGCGGTATTGGGCCCCAGCGCCTGTACCTGCTTGAGTAGCACCTTGATAAGCGGCAACGGAGGCCCCAGCCAAGTTACGACCAAGGCCAACGGCGTCTAGTTTGCGGGCGTAGCCGAGTTGTTCTGCCTGAGAACGTGCGCCTGTTCTGGCACCAGCGGTCATTGCGGCCAGTCCCATAGCATTAGCGTTAGAAGCCGCTCCGAATGCGCCAGAGTTAGGGTTTACCCCACGCCGTGTGGCGGATCGCATAGAGGCACCTTGGGCGCTCTGGAAGGCGGCAGCAGCGTCAGCAGCAGCTTTACCAGCCATTTCTTCTTGATACGCGGCGGTGTTGAACTTTTCTGCGTCAGCTACTAGCCCAACCTCTAGCGGTCTAAATGTTTCTTTTTGGTAGTCGTAGTAGTCCTTAGCCTGCTCCATCTGTTGGCGCTGAGCCTCAGTCATGGCGGTGGCAAGACCGGTGAGCAGTGGTTTATTTTCGTCGTACTGGCGTTCAGCAAACTCAAGTTGCTTCTCGGCAATACGTTCCATGCCGCTGTAATCCGGTGGTGGAGGACTCGATTTACCGCCCATAACTTACTCCTTGCGTAGCCATCTGCATTTATCCGGCCACAGAACCATAAACTGCATATCGGCACCGGGGGCGCCGTCTTTCATTACAAACTCTTCTACAAGCCCCAAGTGCCGGTAGAACTTAACAAGATTCGGCTCGTTTGTAGGAACCATACCCGTTAACCTTTTTAGACCACAGAATCTGAATGCGTAATCGCAAACATGTTCAAACAGCGGGATAATCATTCGTGTGGTCTTAGCAATCGCAATGTGGCACGTAGCGTTCGCACCGTTGTAATTGTTTATGACTACACCAGCTATAACTTCGTTTTCGTGCACGACTCCTATAGCGTAAAAATCACCCCAACTCGCCCCTTGCCTAACCTGCCTAGCGACCCACTCGCCAACGCGCTGACTCTGGTTTAAGACAAGTTCTGCCATAAGCAGATTATGACTGATTATTTGTTACTACGCTAGCCCGGAAACACCGGTAATTCAGCCACAAAGTCCGTGTCAGATGGCATGGTACGACTCCCAGCAAAAACAGCATCAAGAATAGCAAACGCAGCATCCCAGCAATCACTACGCCAAAATTTATACGCAACGCCTTCAGAGTCGTACACTGGATGCCCAGACCCGGCGTAAGAGACAGCAGACAGGATGTTGTCGTACCCCTTTGCCTGAGCCGTGGTGTCTAAGTAGTTTTGCACAAGGGCCGTTTTGCGCCGAATCTGAACCTCCTCATAGACTTCTTGAGGCTTTGGAGTTACAGTGAACTGAATGTCTAACTCACCCTCTGGGACCGGCTCTATAGGCGTTGCAACCTCTAGCTCGGGGTCATGCGCAGGTGGGTTGTAGTTGGCAATGCGTTCCCCTTCCAGCACCTTCATAAAAGGGCTGAGCTTGCGCACGACTTCCTTAATCGAGCCGTCTGGGTTCAGAAACGCGTAGGGCATCAGGTAGGCATTGCCGCCTTAATTGCTTCGGGTGTAGAAGCGGAATCAATCGCCGTCTGAACAGCAGCGTACTTATCACGAACTACTTGGCGTTGTGCCTCAACAGCAGCGGCGTCTGTACCGGGCAATTGCTTCATAATCTGCTCATCCAATGGTGCAAACTCTTCTGCACGTTTGACACGGCGAACTTCGTGGGCAATGCCTTTGGCTTTATCTACGTTAATGGTAATCATGCTGAATACTCCCATGCGTTGCGGAATGTACGATCGGTGGGCACATCTGCCACATCGACAATCTTGTATGGCTTACCTGCTGGTACAGCCTTTAGCACCTGCTCTTCGGTTACACCGGGTGCGGGAACGATAACGGCAACACCGCCTTCGTCTGTTGGGTAAATTACTCGTTTGTTGTCCATGATGAACTCCTTTTAAAAAATGTTTAGCAAAATAGGGTGCTAAAACCCATCCTTTGGTTAGCTTACGAAGACTGCGACACAAACTCGTGACGGGTCTTGTGTGGCTCCTGATGATGATGTTCTAGCCGCAATACGAAGGGCTGTGGTCGTTGGTGTAGTGCCAAACTTAATTGCAATGTTAACGTCATCGTTTGTTCCTGAACGCTGGGGCATGCCTGTTACACAGTAGTCTGGGGAAGCCAGTGCGCTCGAAAAGTTAATTTGGTATTCACCAACACCAAGATCGCTAACAGACGATACGTTGTGTGAATTAAGAACATCACAGTTTCCTCCAACGTTTGTTGTACCATTAAATACAACCCACGCTGCTGCGCTGCCCCAAATGACCGATGTTGTTGCCTTTGTTAACGATCCCGCTCTGTTAGCAATGTTGTCTGCTTTTATTGTTGACATAATTTTTACTCCTGATTAACGGAAGATGGCTACGCCACAATCAGCAATATCAACAGAGGCGCCGCCGTTGTTACCATATGTGCCCGCCACTCTGACTGAAGACGTATTTTTACCTGTAGGCAAAGAACTCAAATTACCACCGCTGTTTTTAAGAGCTAATAAGCCGGGGATACTTGTTGCTGAAGAGTAAGTCATAGCTTGAGCAACAACAAGATAGTTTGTATCTGACATCGCAGTAGTAAAGTTAACCAGATAATCACCTTGAGCGTTGTCCGTAATACTCGACACGTTGCCACTCGCACGAATAGCCACAGTGCCAGTGCCATTGAAGTTCACCCATGCTTTACAGGTGTAAACCTCGACCCCGCTGGTGTTCTGTATTGTGTTTACTTTTAAAGTTGACATTTGTTTTCCTTATACGATTGTGACCGCACAGCCGGCAGACACGGTTAGCACGATACCAGATGCAATAGTAATAGGCCCTGCGGCCATAGAGTTAAACCCGGCAGGAGTTGTGTGATCTTCGGTGAGAGTTTGAGCAGAGTCATAAAATATACCCTTTTTCCCTAGACCGCCAGTGGGCTCGAAGTTTCCATCAGAATCCAGTGTAGCTACAAGAACAAAATCAACACCGTTGTTAGCGAAAAACTGTAGTGTCGTAGTGTCTAAATCAGTGACAATGAAGTTTGGGCTTGTAATGCCTTTTGCGTTATTTGCTGAGCCCGTAATGCTTATCGGCCAAGTTCCTGTAGCTCCGGTCCCATCCGCTTTGGGGGCGCCTATAGTGTTATAAGAAATAGTTCTTGCCGTACCACCGTTAAACGTCGTTCCAGAAGCCGCGCCAGACCCGCCGTTATTAAACGTAACCGACTGGTTTGTATTTACATTTATTGCAGCAGAACCGTCGAAAGATACGCCGTTAATATTGCGCGCAGTGGCTAGCTTAGTAGCAGTACCAGCGTTACCGGTGATGCCGCCAGAAACTTTTGAGCCAGCAATAGACGTTATCCACGCAGGGTCGGCGTAGGAGCCGGTAGTAACAACCCCGTTAGTAACGGTGCCAGCGTTACCAGAAATAGAAATCGCGTAAGTAGTAGCTAAGTCACCCCACGCGGCACCAGACCATTTTTGCCACTTGTTGTTGTTAGCACTCCACCGTACTGCGTTCGTCGGTAAGTTTGTAGGTGTTGTCGTAGCGTCAGAAAGCCCGAGCGTAAGATCGTCCAGACGTGCGTCAAGCTCACTAACAAAATTAGTGTAGGTACTTGCGAGAGCCGGTTTATTATGATCTGCCATGTTTAAAATCCTCGTACCTGATAACTTGCTTCGCCAGACACTTGCACGCCGGTGTTGTTAAACAGCAGTATGTCAAAGCTGAGTGGGTATGTTGTATCCACAAAATCGTAGATGGCAATTAGGGGCGTAGTTGACAGAGCCGTTACGGTAATAGAGTCTACATCAATAAAAATCTTTTCGCCACCACTTGTTCGGTTGTCGGTTAAGTAAACGGTAGTACCAGAGCTAGAGACCGTAACGGTGCCGGTCTGGGTTTTTAACTTCGTATCTAGCTTAACTTCCAAGTCTTCGAGGCGTAAAACATCAGAGTCGTCAGCTCCAGTCACTTCGATGAGAACCCGGACATACCTAAAATTAACTGCATACGCAGACGTTACATTGGGGAAAGTTTGGAGATTAGACGTAAACGCAGCGTCTAAAGCTGCCTGAATAGTTACTTGAGTCGTTGGAACGCTACCGTTATCTGCAACCGTCGTCGTGCGGTACGCCACGGTAATTTTCATCGCTGGCAAAATCGTCTCGGCGTCAAAGTCTTGGCGGAAAGACCCGGTTACCGCACCGGGCTGTATAAAAACTGGGTATCCAGCGGATACCTGTGCGGAAGGACCTGTCCAAGATCGGCTAGTAAAGTGGGTTTGCCACGTCTCCGATGTGTTTACCGGCAGTAAGAGCGTACCGTCGGCGTCGACAATCGCGTTAGTTTTTGTACCGAGGGTAAAGTTGGCGAGGAATCTATCTGCTAAAACGTAATCCGGCGGTTGTGAAACCGTAGCCACAACACTTGATGCCAAGCCATAGAACCCACCGGTATCCACAGCGGCCAGCCAGTAGGTGTAAGTCACCGTTGTTTGCGGTGCTTCAAATACAGTAGTGAAGCCGCCGTCTTTTTTACCTACAAGCTCAGCAGTCTCCCAAGTAGCGCCGCGTCGTAGCTCATAAGAGATGATGGGTAGCGACCCCGGTACGTTCCCCCACCGAAATAAAACATTGTTGTCAATAACTTGCGTAGTCAGATTAATAACTGAACCGGGGAGAACCTGAACATCTACTTCACGCGCAATACCTAGGTTACCAGCGGTATCTATGCTGCGGACAAAAAACTGTCGGTACGAGCCACTCCATCCGGTGACTTTAGTTCGATAGACCGTAGCGTATTGCTCAGACAATAAGTTATTAACAACGACACTATCTTGATAAACTTCGTACCGGTCAATAGGTAAGCTGCCTCCCGTGGTGTCTGTCCAGTTTAGTACGAGGTGTTCGCCGTTAAACTCAAAAGAAACCGTTGGGGCTGTTGGGGGCGTAACAGAAACAACTAGTTCAGTTGCAGAACTTTCATTTTTGCCGATGTCAATAGCAGTAATACGGAAATTTCTATCGCCAGACCAACTTACGCGAAAACGATGAGAGTTACCGGTGACAATATCAAACTGGACCCACAATCCGTCTAGTTGATACTCAATACGATACTGAGCCACAGCTATGTTGCTTGTTGGGCTGGGCCATGATAAGTCTACGTCAGCGCCCACGAAGGCATAAGACAGCGTAGTAGCTGAAGGACCGACAGAGGTAGGCGTGCCGTTTACGCTATTGTAGGGGCCTGCGAGTAGGTTATATGCAACGTCGCGTATCCAGTAATAGTATGTTGTACCCGGCGGGGGGAGGCTGTCTAAGAAAGTGTTTCCGCTTGTAGAGCCGATAAGCACTTTGACATCTAAATCGTTCGTGGTAGCCCGCCACACTTCGGTGTGGGCATACTGGTCAAAAGCGCTGGTGTCCCACGTCAGGGCTGTACCCGCAATGTCGTCAGTACCTACGACAAGCCCCGTGGGGGCTGGAGGAGCAGTATCAGATGTAATCCACGTGGGGATGGTAGCTTGAACCACCCCTAAAAGCTGCTCAGCGGTGTATTGTTTCCCGCCTATAGTTGTAAGGCCATCCTTAATTTTCAGAATACCTGTGTCAAGTAAGTCCTGAAAAGTAGGGGACGCATCGAGGGCTGAGCCACGCTGATTTAAGCGGACTTCTAACGCTTCTTTTATTGACGCTAGAAACTGCCTAAGCGCCGGACTCGTGTCAACCGGAAGCGAAGGGATCGAGACTGGTTTATACGTCATAGACCTTTAAGCTCCTGCGGGCTGTCAGCAACCTGCACGGAAAGCACCTCTGCGGACCCGGTCAATTCGACCTCTAGAAAGTTAGCCCTATACCCACTCGGCAGCCAAAAAATATCTTTACTAGTCACCGTTTGCGTATGTTTCAACACGTTGTCTGCGTATAGCCTAAAAGTCACTGGGTAAGTAACTGCAACAACTTGTGCGCAAGCGGGGTTTGTGGGAGAAGTAGTTTCTATCTTCCCGGACTTCCATGTATAGGCTAGAGGCGTACTAGTAGCGTGCCACTTAACAATCGTAGCGCCAGTTTTTAGATATAGGGCGTCTTGGATTAAATCAGAGTACCCAGCCGTTGCATAAAAGTCAAGCGTCGTAAACGCGCCTGTGCCTTGCGCAGGATCAAAAATAAACCCAGCTTGGGTTGTACCTGTGTTGTAGAAGCAGAAATAACGCCCGTCGTGGAAATATCCGTGCATACTGCTTGGGTTCAAATCCTGCCACTCGTCGCGGGAAAATAAGGGCGCAGTTAAATTAACCACTTGCCCGCTGCCAGACACCATCATAAGGCCATCGGGGGACGCGTACATAACGCCGCTGTCAGTAGCAGCAATAGAGCGTTTAGAGGAGCAAGCCTGCGGGGCTTCTAACTTGACGAGCGAGAGCGCGCTTGGGTCTGAACCCATCAACAAATAGGGGTGCCCGTTAGTTAAAATAACCGCACTTGTACCTATAGCCGCACCGCCGACAATAGGGTAGTCCACCGACATAGAGTACTTAGCTGGGTAAGCATAGGGGACGTAAGACTCAGACGGGTAAATATCATAGCCCTTAAAAACAAGCATGATACCGTTAGCCATCTGGGTGATACCGAACGCGCCGCTAGGAGGAGCGCTCCAGTCTACGGTTTCAATAGTTTCACCCAAATCTGTGCCCAGCTTCGAGTCGGCGTATGTACCCTGCGATATAGGAATTTCGTCCACTAGTTGGTAGTCTGTTGACAAGCTACCAGAAAGAGTTCTGTAAATGCGCTTAGCAGTGATATGCCCAGTGTAATCAGCAGGGGCCGTTGTGCCCAAGTTAGTTAGCGTAACAGTGCTGTCTAAAATGTGGGTGTCGATAAGGTTACTAGGGGCGCTAGGCGGGCCCTCATCTCCAGTAGCTGAAACGTATGTGTAAACGTAGACCCGAGTCTCTGTCAGGCTTTCCGTGTCGCCCTCAGTTGTCACCGCTGCGATAGGGGCTCCGACTGGGCTTGGGTAGCCAAGTTTTCTGGAACTTTGAGGGTAGTCACCTGTCCCAGTAGTAACAAGCGTACTATCAGTATATCGAGCGCCCAAGGTAGGGTGAGTAAAGTAAGTCTTCTCGGCAGCGTCACCGGAAATAGCGCCCTTGACGACGTTAACATCGGCTGTCCAATTCAACCAATACTGAGTGTCAGAGGTTTGAGACTGGCCAAATCTATAGATGGTAGACGTTGGGCCAGCAAGAGCGACAGTCGCTACGCTAAGGGGTGAGTTCCACGAAGCCAACGTACCTTTTAAAAGGCGGACGTTGTTAGCCGTCTGAGCCATCTCAGAAGAGAGTTTGTACGGGGAAACCCTAGGGGCTATCCCTGAGAACTTTTTTAGCGACAGTACAGCCATAGTTACCCTTTTACACTAGCTACGCCGATTGTACTAGGTAAGCCCTTATGCTACTAGTCCCGGCAAATACACAGTTTTGCCGTCCTTTTTAGTGGCTGTCAGAACCTGCTTTTTGTTGTCGCCGGGGTTATAGCTGACGTGCACCCAGCCTGAATCGGGGATGCCGGGGGTATAAAACTCAAGTATTACTTGTCGGAACTTCATGTGGTCTACGATCCACTTAGCCAAGGCTGCATTGGCGATACCGGGGATTTCTATGTCGGCAGCCATGCCCTTGCAGTGATCCGAGGTCTTGGAGCCGCCAACTTTGGCGTTGACATCAGGGTGACGGAAGCCGGAATTCACCTTTACACCCATGCCGTAGTAGTCACGCACAGGCTGCAGAACGCACTCACACAGGGCTGTCAGGTTTGCAATCTCTTCCTCACCGGGGGTGTTGTCCATATCTAGGCGTAAGGCTGTATCGCTCTTTACCATCTCCGCTAGGCTGAAGTTCTTCGTTAGTTGCATTTCCAGTTTCCTTTAGTAACACCTCAATACAGGTCACGTCGTAAGCTCGCACATCAGGGTCAGCTTGCATTTTAGCAACGGCCTTGCGGTTGACTTCCTCGCACTCGTATAAGTATCTCTCGACGTAAGCTTGGTGAAAGCCACACGCCCCGTTCTGTAAGCAGACGAAGGCGACGGGTATCCACAACATTACTTCTTACCCTTCATGTCGATAATCTTCTCTAGCGTGCGACCGCCAAAGTAAAACGACATAATCAGCATGCCCCATTGCCCAAGCAGCTCGACGTAGGCAGGGTTCGCATCCTTACCGAAAGCTGACATGAAAGCAAAGGTGAAGTATCCCAGCAGGATGGCACACAGGGTCATGGGCCGGATGTTCTTAGACAGCCAGCTATCGCTCGCCATGTCCGCCTTCAGGCGGTCTGTCAGGTTGTTCTGCTCGGTCTCGTAGAGCTTGGTGTCATTAGCCATCTTGGCCAGCTCGCCCTCGTTTTGCATCTTGAGCAGCTCGGCTTGGGCCTTGGCCTTAGCTTCGGGGTCTGGGATGAGCTTGTCAATCAGCTTACCGCCGATGTCGAGTAGTCCTGCGATTGGTAGCATATCAGTCCTCGTTAATCTGGATTTTTGTTGCTTTTAGTGCCGACCATGATGCCCGACAACGCGCCGACAATAAACGTAGCGATTGGGTTAACCAGTTTGAAAAATTCCGCGTCATTTGGAGCTTGTCCTACCATCGGTTGGGTTACAAAAACAAGAGAATACAGCACCACGCCAACGATGCCAACTAGCGTCAACGCCATTGTGACGCCGACTACAAAGCGCAACCACTCATCAAGACTTGGTTTCATAGTGTTCAATCAGGTATTCAGTACAAGTGCCATCTGCTTCGCAGGCTGGCGGGTTACACTCTTTTGAGCGTTGATTCGCAGGGTCTTGACAGGGATACCGGTACTGGTCTGAACAGCCAGCGATTGCAAAGACCGCGCACATAGTTACTAACCCAGCACATAACAATAGAGCCCTCGTCATACCCCGTTTCGCTTCCATTCAATCGCCGTCGCAACCATGCCCCAGATTGCCCAGATACCTAGACCTAAAACAACTGCAAGCAGGCAGTACATCATCACGTCTTTACGGCGCTGGGCTTGGAAGATGATTTCGCGCTCGCGTTTGAGCTTAATCTGACGCTGCATTTGCATAAGCTCGTCAAAGGCTTGTGGCCCGTAACGTAACTTGACCATGCTCATAAGCTCAAGGTGTTGCTTACGCACAGCCTCACGGCGCTGAAGTTGCTCCATCGCCTCTTGCTCAACAGACTTGCCGCTGCCGATGCGTTTGAAAATGCTGGGTTTTTTGTTGTCTAGCGCGTTAAGTTCGCTGACTTTACCCATCCACGAGCCGATTTGGCCGAGGACATCCTCGACTTCGCGACCAGCCTCTACAAGTTTTTTAACAGTGTTAAAGGCAGCGGTTGCTGCCATGAAGAGGCTGATTGGGTCCATCAACTACCTATTCTGGGTTTTGCTCGGCAAAAGTGGCATCCTGTGGAGCGTTTGCTCTGGCTTCTTGCTGGATAGCTGAAATAAGCTGCGCTACGTCGTTGTATGGACGAGACGCCAAATAGCTCAGCACGGCGTTTACAAGGTTTGTGGTTAGAGTGATTTTATCCATATTGGTTGTCTGAGTAAAGAAAAGTTACGCCCAAGGGGCTGGTTGGTCTGTCACAGGCTTTGCAGTCACATCGATAGCACGTTGAATCTGAGCGTTCACATGTTCTTCATAACTATCTGTGACTTGAGACTGAATCCATGCTAACACATCTGCCTCTGTAAGCTGCTCGAAAGGAATGAACGGCCCAGATTCATCAGTGGGGTCTACAGTAAACGGCGTAGCGCCAGAGAAGAAACCAGTGTTGCCATCTGCATCCGTCCCATGTTTCTCCCAGTAGGTTTGAACAACCGCTTTAGGGTGGTTAGTGCTAACGTCCTGAACTTTTAGTCCAGTAACTTTCCATGTGTATGTAATAGTCATTTTTAGTTTCCTTTAGTTAAACAACAGTCCAAGCGCTACCGCTGGGGACTGTCACAGTTACCCCTGAGTTAATGGTGATTGGGCCAGCGGACATGCCGTTCTTGTTAGTGGTCAGGGTGTAGCTTGCCGTTATTGTTTGGTTGTTTTCGTAGATAACCCCACCAGCAGAGGCGCCCCCAAGCTCAGACGCCGAGACACCGTTAATCGTGTTAACGTTTAACGCGTTAAGAACAGACGTACTTGCTGGATTCGTATAGTAAGATGTGTTATTGCTATCGTAAAAGATAGGGGCGCGACTTGAACCGGGGCTCAGTGTGTAGCTTGTGTAAACCCTAAACTCATCGTTACCCCCTGCCGTGAAACCAATGACGTCGGCGCCGTAGCGGTACATCCCAGTATTTAGGTCAGCCGTCCACGTAAAGGAAGGACTAGCCGCTGAATCAGCATCAATACCTTGAAACCCACCATTAGTAGTAGATGTTGCGTTAAAGGTAGCAGCAACCGCTGTTCCAGCAAAGTTAGCAGATGTGCTTGTTGAAGCTGGATCTACATAATACGTAGTATTACTAGAATCATAGAAGATTGCAGAACGTAATGAACCGCTATATACCTGCCCACCCTCAGCGCCACCTTGTGCCATTAACACTAGTGGGTGATTAGAGTAAGTTCCAACTCTACCAACACCTTGACCAGTGTGTGAGTACATTGTGGTAATAATACCATCACTGTTACTAACAACATCAAGTCTAGCATGACTGCTGCCCACCAAATTCATTCTGGCGTTCCAGCCACCGTCGTTTGACGAAGCTACGTTACCCGCAAAAATATGGAGTAGTCTTGAACCGCTGTTTGGGTCAGCATAATAACTAGTATCGTTATAATCATAGAAAACAGGAGCCTGCATTGCTCCAGTCGCCTTAACGACTCCGTAATCACCGTCTAAACCTACTCTAGCAGTACCACCACCCGCAACATACAGACCCCACCCACTAAGAACCGTATTGATTCCATCATAGGCTGCATTCGAATGCGAGTAGCCAATACCGTACATATTGACAAGATCACCATCGCTAGGTTGGTAGCTTGAGCCAATTGTGTAAATTGGGTTTGTACGGTCGCTGTTGCCACTAACACTGTTGTAAGAACCAACAAGATACCCAGAGCTATGCGATGTGCGACCAATATTGCCGCTCATGTTTCCGCCA